ATCACACCAAAAGAATTTCAAGTAAACTTGGAACTTTGTAAAACTCCATTCAGAGCAGATTGGGATGCTATATCCATGGGGTATTCTGCATTTGACACTTTACCTCCAGATTTCCAATCTTTCTTGGTTGCTCACGTAGCTGAAAAAGTAGCGACTAAAATAGAAAGTAACATTTGGGCGGGCGACGATAGTGTAGAAGGAGAATTTGATGGAATCGTTGCTTTAGCTACTGCTGATTCTGACGTAATCGACGTGGTTGGAACAACTGTAACTGCTGCAAACGTAATCGATGAACTTGGAAAGGTGGTTGATGCAATTCCTGCTGCATTGTATGGTTCTCCCGATTTGAAAATCTACGTTGCACAAAACGTTTATCGTGCTTACGTTCGTGCATTGGGAGGATTCGCTTCTAACGGACAAGGTGCTAACGGTGTTGGAGGAAACGGAACTAACCAATCTCTTGGAGATGTTATGTTCGACGGAGTTCCTGTATTCGTAGCAAACGGATTGGCTTCTAACTACATCGTAGCTGCTGAATCTTCAAACCTTATGTTTGGAACGGGATTGTTGAACGATGCTAACGAGGTTAAGGTTTTGGATATGGCTGACCTTGACGGTTCTCAAAATGTTCGTGTAATTATGAGATTTACTGCGACTGTGCAATACGCATACGGTGCTGAAATCGTACTTTACACACCTGCATAATTAGCAAATAAATAAACTGAAAGAGGGGTGGGATATGCCTATCCCTTTTTTTATAACTAACTTTTAAATAATAAAAAATATGGCTTGTGATATTACCGCAGGGAGAAATGACTCAAACTGCTTGGCTAGTCTTGGAGGAATCAAGGCAATCTACATTTTAAATTTCGCCAAAGGTCTTTATGCCGATGCTACCTTTACAGGGGAAGAAATTACCGCTCTAACAACGGGAAACTATGACGTTTTCAAATACGAACTACGAGGGACAAACAACATTGACGAGGCAAACACTAAAGACATCAACGCAGGAACTTCTATCTTTGAAGGGAGTGGAACTATTACACTAAAGAAACAAGACGCTACAACACAGGCGCAAATGGTTCTTTTGTCTAAGGGTCGTCCTCAAATCATAGCTGAAGGATATGATGGTTTGTTCAGAATCTTCGGAATCAAGAACGGCGTAGATGTAACAGTGAACACTGCAAGTGGTGCAGATATGAATGAGTTCAACGGATACACTTTGACTTTGGCTTCTAAGGAAGACAACTTGGCATACTTCGTAGATTCTTCATTGATTGGTGAAAGCAACGCAGGATTCGACGTTCAAACGAACTAAGAAGCGTTCTAACGCATTAAAAAGAGAAAGGTGTAGACTTAATTGTTTACACCTTTTTTATTGTCTTAAAAGCTACAAAAACATAAAGCTATATAATTTGTTTTAAAATAAAAGAAATGATAATACTAACAACAAGCACGAACGCACAGGAATTGAAATTCATTCCAAGACAATACGTTGCTGATTCTATTGTATTAACAGACGAACAAGCAAACACAAGTTCAACCATAGCTGCAACCTTTACGAAAGACGGGTACTATTTAAAGGCAGATATTTCTTTTACCTTAGTAGAAGATAGGTTTTACACTTTTAACGCTTTAAATGGCTCTAAAACGGTTTACAAGGGCAGAATCTTTTGCACCGACCAAACGGTAAGTGATTATAGCATCAATAAGAATGTTTACACAGAAAACGAAAGTACAAACGAATACATAGTTTACAATGAGTAGAAGAAACAACAAATCAGAAATAGAGGTTGTATCTCTTTCCAAATACACAACTCCCGTTGTTGAAGAAGTAAAAAACAAAGAATGGGTAATGTACGGAGAAGACAACAACTATTTTCAATGGTTAATCGACAGAAGTACGAAATCAACAACCAACGGGGGAATCATTAACTCAATGGTCAGAATGATTTACGGAAAAGGATTGGATGCTACGGATTCAAACAGAAAACCCGAACAGTATGCACAAATGAAAACTATCTTTTCAAAAGACGCTTTGCGTGGTGTTATAATGGACAGAAAACTTTTGGGAATGGGTGCTTTTCAAATCAACTACAAAGGCGGACAAGTAAACAAGGCTCTACACTTCCCTATGAATACTCTACGTGCTGAAAAGTGCAATGACGATGGAGAGATTGAAGCGTGGTACTACCACCCAAATTGGGCAGAGGCGAAACCTTCCGATGAGCCTTTACGCATTCCTGCTTTTGGTTTTGGTAACGGAAAAGAAAACGAAATATATGTAGTCAAACCATACGTTGCGGGATATTCTTATTATCCTCCCGTAGATTATCAAGGTGCTTTGCCTTATGCAGTACTTGAAGAAGAAATTGCAGACTACTTAATCAACGACACTTTGAACGGTTTTAGTGGTACTAAGGTTATCAACTTTAACAACGGAGTTCCCGACGAAGAAAAGCGCAGAGAGATTAAGCGCGATGTGATGAACAAACTCACAGGCGCAAGAGGGGAAAAAGTTATCGTTGCATTTAACAACAACAAAGAGGGTGCAACAACGGTCGAAGATTTGCCTTTGAATGACGCGCCACAACATTACGAATACCTTTCAAGAGAATGTCAAGAAAAATTGATTGTAGGGCATAAAGTTACTTCCCCAATGCTTTTGGGAATAAGAACGGGAAACAACGGACTTGGAAACAATGCCGACGAAATCAAAACCGCATCTTTACTCTACGACAATTTAGTTATCAGAACATTCCAAGAAGAATTGCTTGATGTTATTGACGAGATACTTGCAGTAAACGAAATTTCCTTAAACACCTATTTTAAGACTATACAACCGCTTGAATTCACAGAAGTGGACAATGTACTTGACGAAGAAACAAAAGAGGAGGAAACAGGTGTTAAAATGAGTACTGACGACCTTTTAGCTGACTTAGGAGAAGAAGAAAACTTGGATGAATGGGAATTGATTGATGAAATGGAAGTGGACTATGATGCAGAGGAACAACTTGATGCAGAAATCAACGCTTTAAACAACCCTAAAAAATCACTATTATCTAAGATTTACAATTTTGTAAGCACAGGAACTGCAAGACCAAATGCAAAGAGCAGTCAAGATAAAGAAATTAGAGACGTTAAATACAAAGTTCGCTATTCTTACGGGCCACAGAGAGTAAGCGCAAACAGTAGAGACTTTTGCAAGAAAATGGTATCTGCTAATAAGATTTACAGAAAGGAAGACATTGCACAAATGAGTCAAAGAGTTGTAAATGCAGGATGGGGTCCTAATGGTGCTGACACTTACGACGTTTTTAAATACAAAGGCGGAGGAGATTGTCATCACAAGTGGATGAGAAGAACGTACAGAAGCAAACAAAGCATTGACGTTAAGAATCCAAACGCACCAACAGTATCAACGAACAAGGCAGAGAAAGAAGGTTACAGAGTAAGAAACCCAAAAGAGGTTGCAATGAAGCCGAAGGATATGCCTTACAATGGCTTTTTACCAACAAATAAAAGATTCAAATAATGGCAGAGGTTTTACTAATTACGACAACAGACATAAAAAGAAATAGCGTTGTATCGGGTTCGGTAGACGTTGATAAATTTATTCAATACTTAAAGATTGCTCAAGACATACACATCCAACAATATTTGGGTACTGATTTACTTGTAGCTATTCAAGGCAAGATTGAAGACGGCACAATTAACGATGTAGAGAATGCAAACTACAAAAACCTATTGATAAAATACGTAAAGCCTATGCTTGTATATTGGGCATTGGTTGAATACTATCCTTTTGCCGCTTACACAGTTGCAAACGGAGGGGTTTACAAACACACGTCTGAAACAAGCGAAACGGTAAACAAAGACGAAGTTGATTTCTTAATTGAAAAAGCAAGAGCAACTGCACAGAATTACACACGTAGATTCATTGATTACATCTGCAATAACACAACTTTATTCCCCGAATATTTAAGCAACTCAAACGAGGATGTTTCTCCAAGTGGAGACGGTAATTTTGGCGGATGGGTGTTGTAAAAAACTATGGCAGAAAAAAGAGGTAAATATAAACAGAAACAAAAAAACGTTGAACGTTTAAAATTGTTTTTAAAAAAAGTACAAGATGGCAAACTCAATAAATTGGGGAAAAATATACGAAAGCACTAATTGGGGTGTTGGGGTTACAAGTAATACTATAAATTGGGGAAAGTCTTATGCTGACATTGCAGAAACTTCAGTAGTTCCTTCTTTGTTATCTATACTTGAGGCACGTTCTACATATTACGAGAATGAAGCAGCAACGACTACCTTGCTTATC